GGATTAGAAATAAGAGCAGCCATTGAACTTACATCGCCAAATTCTTCGGACAACAATATTTCAGAATAACCACGCTCAGTTTTCCTATTTCCAAATGCGCCATCTTGAGTAGCCCATTTGTAAGCATTTGCTACTTTAGTTGAGTTTTCATACAATCCATTTAAACGCGTTACTGTTTGATTGATTGCACTGCTAACTGTGGACACAACCTGTTCTGGCAATGCCTCACGTGCAGCAATAAGATCTGGGAATGCTTTTTTAATTGCATTATTGTAAGTGCCAGTTTCTAAGGCATATTGAAGTTCTTTTGTTTCTCGCAATGACAAATTCTTTGCTGCCCTCTGAAAATCAGCAACAACCTTAGAGCCGTCAAGTTCTCTGTTTCTTTCTGTTACATATTCTTGTGTTAAGCCCTGCATGACCATAGAGTTTGAAAGTTCTTGACGGTATATTCCCTCAAGAAACTCTGCCTCTTTAAGGCTTTCTTCTGTCCCGTCTCTACGCAATGACCTGATGTCAGCTAACATTCCCTCATGCGCCATACGCGCATTTGCTTTAGCTATGGTTTCTTTTTGTTTGTATTGCTGCAAAGCAATCTTAGAAGCTTGTTGACTAGCATAGCTATAGGCAGTTTCAGTGTATGCCGGAACAACAGACGCACCACCAGATGCCTCCATTCTAATTGCATTTTCTGAAACATAGGTTGCAATGTTTCTTTTGTAGTCATCGGCATTTGCAGAGTTTAATGCTAAATTATCAGCAAATGTGCGAAAATCATTGCCAGCAGCAGTCAAATATCTTTTCTGAGCAATTTCTGTGGCAACAGGTGTTCCGAATCCACCAAGATTATCGGGCAGTTTAGGAAACTCTATTTCACCTTTTTCGTTGCGAACAGATATTGTAGAAGCAACTTTCTTTGCCTCTTTAACTTGCATATCTTTTGCAAACTCATATGCAATATTACTTGCTTGAGTAAATGTTTCGGCTTCTTGCAAGTATGCTTTTTCAGCACTAACTCGTGGTGTTTTAACGCCGATAAAACGGCGAGACACTTGTTGACCAGCAGGAGTTCTTTTTATCTCAACCATTATTCTGTCCCTTCATCTTTAGCAGGAGTAGGGGTATTAGATATTCCTAATGCAGCAGCCTTGCCAAATGTTGTCAAAAGGCTTGCAGTTGCAGCAGATTTGTATGCCTGACTCTTAACTCGACCAGAAGCTAATGCAGCCCTAGCTTGAGACTCAAGAGACTCTTTTTGTCTAGCTTCTTGTTGCCTAATTCTGTCTACATCCTTACCATATTTACGCTGCTCACGTTTTTGTAGGGCTTGAATACTTCTGCCACTTCTGCCCATAAATGCTGCAAGAGCCTCATTGGTAGCAACTAAATCTGTAAACTGTTCCATACGATCTGCATGCTGTTCTGTTGCAAGAGCCGCAACCTCAAACTTTTCTGCGCGCAACGCAGCAGCTTGCGCAGCCGCTTGTCGTCGTGCTTCACGCGCAGCTTTACGTTTTGCCCTAGCAGAGCCAAGACCACCAGCTACCTGAAATGCTGCTGCTACTTGCCACATTAGAAACTCACCTCTACAACCATGCCGTTCAGTTGTAAGTCAAACGGAACGGACTGCGTAATCTCAACACTTGGATTACGGCTAATACCAATCAAACGAAACTCTTTATAGCCAGTAAATGCTGTCCGGCCTAAAGAGAAATCATCAGTTACATTTCGTAAAATCATGTTCTTATTATTAACAGCAACAGACAAAGTCTCCAAGAGATCAAGCGTTACCATGTCAATTTTACGAGGCCGACCCGTCATCGAGTCACCCTGAATAAGTTGGTCAATAGGAAGGGTTTTAAGAATAGGGTTGAACTGATAGCCAATGTAAGCTGTTGTTGCTTCCTGCACAGCAGAAGTATCTACATTCCCAGAGGCAACAGTAAACTCTCCCAAGTAATCAGTGCCACTAACAACCTTGACCTCTGCTCCATTCGCAAACACAGAACTTACGTTAAAAACACCAGCCGTGCCGGAGTAGCTTTTGCAAAAGTCCATTGGCATAGACTCTTTAAATTCCTCTAGGTAATAGCGGTTTGTTCCATCTCCCTCATCCCGAACAGACACGCAGAATAACTGACGATCCAATGCACAAATGCTATGGAACTCGCCCGGAGTATCCCAAAGCATCCATCCTGCTTTCTGATCCCCACGAGATGAGTAAAATACAGATAGCGTTCCTTCTGGATTAATAAGGAACAAGTAAGATTCAGCGCGGTCAAAGCCACCCTTGATAGATGCAGACTGAACAGGATCAAGCATCAAGTGTCCGGCAGTTTGGCTAACATTTTGTGTATTATAGGCTTGCTCTACCTCGCTATACACATAAGACCCCAGCATAGCCCCAGAGGCTTGCGTATAAAGCGTTGCACCATCAAAGGCTTGCGGTCGTGCAAAGGAACTGCCGAAGGGCGTCTGACGCTTAATCTGGACGTTTGAGGGGGTTATAGGCTTTTCGGTAAAAGCTGGGATATAAGACTCGTTAGATGCGCTAAAAATCTGGAGGTCACGATTAGATATAAGATGCCTAATTTGACTAAACTCACCAAAATTAGAACCGACATCAATCGCATCGTTATCAGCCCCCGTGCCTACATTAAAGTTAAAAAACTCGTTTGATTTACTTGCCCAGATATGATCGGGCTGTGAGGTTGTGCCGCCAAACCAAAGGCGACCCTCATGAAACACAACTGCGCCGGGAAATCCACGAATGTCTGAATATGATTGCTCATACCATTCTGTAGTTGCTTCCGTTGTAGCAACTCGAACACTACCACCACCAATAGCAGAACTGCTTGCATTATTGCCAGTTTGATATTCAAACGTATTTTCATCAATAACCTGTGTTACTGTTTGACTACCCTCTAAGACCGAGGCTGACTTGCCTCCCAAAGGGCCAACCCTAGTGATAGTAAAATTATCGCCAACTGATAGATTATGAAGAGCCATAGTAACGCGAACATCATCAATACCACCAAAGACTTCAACACTATCTGGCGGCAACTCTCGATAAATACCCCCCGTAGGGATTTTGACTGTAACCACTGTATTACTTGACCTAGCAGTAATCTCACACGGGACACTGCCGACAAGAATAAATTTTCCAACCCAGTTTTCACCATTTGCTGTCGTAAAGTAATCGCTGCTCGTTGTTAATGTGCGGCCTGTTCCGGCGGTAAAAGCACTCGGCGTAATGGTAACACCTTGAGCATGAAAGTCATAGTAAGGTTGTTTAGGCGCAGAAACATTGCTGTCTAATACATCTACATCAAATACAAAGTTACGTGCCTCAAATGTATCACCACCAGTGCGGCGGATAACTACTGGGTTAAAAGAGGTATGGCAAACAATCATTACGTCAGCAGACGAAGCAATGGTTATTTCTTTGAGTTTAGCAGTTGTCCACGGACACACATTGCTCGACACACCATTTGTAAGTGTAGCGGCTGGGCTGGTGTCAACTACTCCAGCAGCAGTAACGCCAAATACTTCCAGCTTGTTATTACTGAAAGCAAAAATGTAACGCTCATCATCAGAAAAGATAAACGGTTCAATCCTAATTTCCATTTCATTGGCGGAATCTCTTGCTGTGCCAAACTGGTAAATATATTCAGTGCCGGGTCGTTTTTTTACGCCACCCTCGTTCAAGATTAAAAAGTTTCTAACCTTTGCTGCACCAGCTTGATAGAGTTGCGTATCAACCCTAGACAAAAAAGAGGGGCTTAATTCACCAAATTGAAAACTATTAAAGGGAATCTTGACTTTAGCCATTATGAACGCCTTTCAGTCAAGAACCTCGAAGTTGTAAGTTTGCGCGTAGTATTTTGCTGGCTATCAGCACTTTTAGCTTTACGCATAAGAAGGTCTGCCTTTTGTTCAAACAATCCTGCAAGACTAGCATCCCTAGCAATGGACGTTGCAAAAACGCTGGCAAGATTATGTTGAACGGCAACAATAAAATAAGGAGGCCAATCAGCCTCATCTGCGCGATAAATATAATCAGCAATTACCTCATCAGACGAAGAAGCATTAGTAAAAACTTTATCTCCATATATCGTAAAACCAATGGGGCTATCATTTACTGTCAACGCATTTAAAATAAGAAGATCAGAGGGGAGTTGATAGGCGGCATCAAAACGTCCAGTTGGTTCATCGGACAAACGCGCCAGTTGTTTTTGCTCGGTAGCAAAGCGCCAACGACAATCAGCGAGGCTTGCTCTGGCTACATCCTCATACATATTAACGGCAACAGAAGCTTCCGTTGTGCCATCATTAAACGAAGTAATAGGCTCTGCCCCAATAAGGATCAAAGCCCGTGAACAAATATCAATAGCAGTAGTTGTAGCTGTAGAAGTCATTACCTACCCCGCTAAGAAAGGGGGGAGCAGCAGTCTCCTACCGCTCCCCTACCAGACTTAGTTGTTGTCCAGAACCTCATAGACACCATTGTCATCAATGACAACAGCACCCATGCTCATGTGAGCAGTGACCAAGTGTGCAAC